TGGCGCTAATTCTCAAAGCAACCCTGTCAGTGATGACGGTGTGAACTCCGATAACCGTAGGGGTTATTGAGAACAGCGTGTCTTCCATCTGCTGAGGGTTGTCTAGTTCTGTATTTTCGGTAACAGCCTGAGCTGATAGTTTCGCCATCGAAACCTCATTCCAAACCGTCCCAGTATTTTCGTCTAACCTTTGTCTGTCTACTAAGTTAGGCATAACACCAGCGAACTCTCTCACAATTCTTGCCGAAGCAATCATCGTGGGAATAGAGTCGGCTAATGAATCTGTTATCGTATTTCCAACAGCCATTTTCTAATCTCCCAATTAAATGCGGATGCCGAGTTTTGCCATCTGCTCCGCAGCTTGTGCTATTTCATCTCTTGATACCGACGCACCCGTATCGCCGAGGCGGGAAAGAAGAGAGTTGGAGTTCATCGCGGTGGGAATTCCCGGTCCCGAATCGAGATCGTTAATTCCGAGTTCCTCGTTTTGCTGCCTTCTCTGTTCTTCTGCTGCGCTCTGGGCGTTAGCAAGGTCTGACTCACGCTTGTCCCTTTCAAGTCGGCGTGCCGTCTTGAGGAAATCTGCGTAAGCGTCATATAACCCTGCGAGATCGGATGCCTGATAGGCCGGAGTCCATTTTTCCCTGAAGGAGCGGAGTTCCTCCGAGCGTTCAAGGTCTAGGTCCAGTTCGTCAGTAATCTCCTGTATCTCACGGATCATGTCGGATGAAGCGTTTGTAAAAGACCGGTTGGTAGTGCGGTTATGCGTCTCTGCCTGAACCTTCTCAAGCTCCTCTGCAAGTGCCTGTTCGTCCTGAGTTGCCTGATGGCGGATCAGGGCGTTTGTGGTACCTGATAGAGCAGCAATCGAGTCGGCTATTTCATCGAGCGTTGACTTCTCCTCGACGGCTCGCCTGTAGCGTCCGTTAAGTGAGCTGAAGTCCTGCTGCGATTTCTCAAGCTGCGCCTGCTGGTCTGCAAACTGCTTCTTCATTTCGGCTAAATCAGCCTGGAGTGTTTCTACTGTGGGAGGTTGACCAGGATTCTCGGCCGGTTGCGCTTGCGCGGGCGCGGCCTCTGTCTCTGGTGCAAGGCTGCCAGTTCCATTCACTCTTTCCTCTGGCGGGTTTTCAAAACCGGCCGTCTGGTTCTGTAATGTCATGCACTACCCCTTAAAATAAAAAAAGCCGCCGAGAGAATTAATCTCTGGCGACTTAGCGCACTCTTACTATATGTTTGAGTTAGCGTCTAGTTTAGATTTATTACCTTTCCTTTGTCAAAGTTAAAATGCAAATTCGACTTGCATCTGGGACACCTCACCCACATCTCACCGAGAAGTCTCTCTGCGAGCTTACGCCTGCAATGCGGGCATCTTATTCCTGTCTTTGCCGTGGTTGTCATTACTGTCCTACAAAAAGCCTGTCGATGTATTCCTGAATATTGTTCAGGTCTACGACTCCTGATTGTCCTGCGTCACGCTGATCTTTCCTGATCTGTTCGACCATTCCTGCAACAATAGGATTCATAGCCTTGTCAATCGATCCCCTCTTGAGAAGTACCGCTTCGAGATGAGGATTTCTCATCCTGATATATTCCTTCTGCTTGCGTGCTTCTTTCTCGAGTCCCTTGATTATTTTTTTGTGCTTGCCATTTTTTTTGTAATCGGCTTTGTTTGTGGACTTGAGGTACTCTTTGTATTCATCCTCAACGCCGTGAACCTTTGCTATCCTCATCGTTACGTCCCAGTATTCACGCATTATCTGAACGTCATTGTCGTACTCTTCAATAGCAGCCCTTACCCTCGGGTCCTCGTATCTTTCACCCCTGAATGTGCCAAGCCCTCTTCCGGTAATGTATTCACCGAATTCAGGGTTTTCCTTGTTGGCAGCGGCAATGATCTCCTCGCGTTCCTCTTCAAAACTGTCGAAGTCCATGTATCCGCTTTTCTCGTCAATATCAAGCTCGAGGTTAAAGTATTTCTGCGCCCAGTAATCAGCCCGATTCACATCGTCCGGATCGCCTGCTATTTCGGCAAGTGTCTCCTTGTTCTCACCTTCAAATAATTCATACTCCTGCGCCCGTTGACGTTTCAAGTTTTTGATTGCTGTACCGACATCTTCAGGTGACGCACCGCTGTTGAGCTTGGATATCAGATCCTGTTCAAATTCAACAAATCTATTGCTCAACTGTTCAAAGGCAAGCCCGAGATCGTCTTTCTTCTTGGCCTTGAGCCTGTCGATATATTCAACCATTCGGGGATCTTTTTTAATAATATCGAGTTCACCTTCAGAGAGATTATCGGGGTCCCATCCAGCCTCATCACCCACTCTCGCGGTCGGGCTTTTTTCACCCGCGGCAATCTTTTCACCCGTGATTTCCTGAAGATGATCATTCCATGAGAGAGGAGCTGACTTAACTCCCCAGACCTCACCTGCGGCAAGTGAGATTGCACCACCGATATCTCCCTCGGCGACCCTTTCCCCAGCCTGTGGTATTTCGTCTGCGGCAAAGGGAATATGCGATTCTAAAATAAACGCTGCACGTTTTAACAGATCGTCTCCAGGAAGCCATTCGGGATCATTCGGCGCCCATCCTGATTTGGGTTCCTGTCCTTCAAATGTTCCTTCCTCACTAAATAGATCCCACGCGAGGGATATCGGACCTGCCGCTACACCCCTGAAAGCATCAAGGGGAAGTTGTCCCTGCGCCGGGCCTGCCGTTAACGTAACCATCATTCTCAGCATTGAATCGTATGGACCGAAAATACTGTAGTCCCTGCCCTTAAACCTTATCCGCATAAAGTTTGAGTTATAGTTCCATCTACCTTGCTTATCTTTGACCATTACCCTGTAATCAGTTTCGTTTCCAAGAGCGTAATTAATTCCCGCGGTTAAAAGAGTTCCCTGCGATATCATCCTGAGCATTGAGCGCCGGGCAATTCTTTCCTGTATAGAAGTTTCCGCAAACTTTGGGTGATCGCCCATCATGGCTCTTCGTGCTTTACCGCCACCCGGAACAATATCGGCAACTGCGCTGATCGGGTCCTTTACGGTACCCTTAACAGCCCGTCCCATGTTCTCAAGTCTTGCCTGAAAAAAACGTGGGGCGAAAAATAAAAAGTCACCTACATTTCCACCGAACTTTTTGCTTCCGTGTCCGGTGGCTGAATTAACTGCATCACCGATCTCTCGGCCAAGATCCGTACCTTTTATTTCATCCAGTGTCCGTCCTTCCGCTAAAAGTTCCTGAACTATGTCATCGGCCCATTCGACTCTCATTCTCACACCAAGCATACCGAAGGCCCTGTTCGCCTGTTTGATTCCAGGCGTTTTGCCAATTGTTCTTCCGATTGTAAATTCAGTATCGGGTTCAATATGAACCCCAAGAGCGGCGAGATCATCGCTTGTCAGCCTGCCGTTTATTCTTGCCTTTTTGTTGAAGTCATTGAGAAAACTTCCAAGCATTTTGTCGCCACCGGTTCCCCATGCCCGAAAATGCCAGATAAATGCCTTGGTGGCCATTATGGGATTATCATGAAGTCTCAGGAGTCCCTGAATCAACATCGCGCTGTCGTCGAGGGTTGCCCTGAGTGATCTCCACTGGCTTGCGTGCCACTGGTATGCGTTGCTCAACCATGCACCCTTACCGGTTGTCGGTGCTTCCGCCTCAATCATCTTATTAATTCGGTTTGCCAGTTCTGCTGGATATGCCGTACCCCTGAACTGGGGCATCCTGATTTCTCCCATACCTCGCGGGGTCTCGCTTGCTATAGCTTTCGCCCTTGCCAGCTCACTTTTTATTAGCTGGTATTCATCCTTTAACCCTTTCAATGCGTCCTGTGAATCGTAAAGGTTGATCAAAGACCTGATGGCGTTATCATCCATCGTGGCAGCGTCACCGTGCGCTTTCTTGATCTGAGCTTTTATTCTGTTTATATCTCGCTGTTCGACCTTATCAAGAAGTTTTATAATTCTTGCCTCTTCTTTCTCAAAAGCCCTGTAAGCATCATTCAAACGCTCCTCGGTTCTTTTGATTTTCAGTAAAGCACGTTCCTCGTTAATCATGTCACGACGGGCTTGTATCGCCATTTTGTCCATACCGGCAAGACGGTCTGCCTCGTCTGCCATATCCTGTACCCTGTCCTCAAGATCGATATGATCATCGGTGACCTTATCAACTCTTTCTCTCAGGCTATCGGTTCTGCGAACCATCTTGTCGTAAATATCACCGATGCCACCTGCTTTCTCGTATGCGGCGGGGTCTGACTCTACAGCACGGGCAAGGCTCCCGAGATCGTCGATATCTTTCTGAAGTTTATCGGTAAGACGGGTCCACTTTTTATCGCTGGTGCGTACCTTTGCTTTGCCGCGTTTTAGCTTTTCGTTATTTCTGAGGATCTTTCTTACAAGCTCTCTGGCCTCGGTGACTGCCTGCCCTGCAAGAAGTCGGGCTTCCTTTAAGTCTGCCCCGTTGTATTTTCCTGCGACAGCATCCTGTCTGCCCTTGGCTTTCTGGGTCCGTTCCATTGCCTCACCGGCAGCACGTGTTGTTCTGCCGCGGACTCTTTCCGTTTCGGCAGCAGCTTTCTCAGCGGCTATTTCCGCCCGCCGTGCTGCCCTGTCTGCGACCTGTCTAAGAGTCGTCGAGCGCACTATTCTCCCGAGAACGGTATCTCTCTTTGACAGAATTTTCTTTGTCAGTTTCTGGCTTTGAATGAAAACTGGGTTCTGTGCAAGCCGGGTTGCCATTGTGGAGCCGATCAGATTGCCGTCTGCATCCCTTGCTTCCTTAAAAACCTTTGCCATGAAGGTGTCTCCAACATCGACCCCTGACTTTCTTACATAGGTTTCAACGGCATCTTTAAAACTATCGTATTTAAATCCTTTTTCAATACCCTCGGACTGGCTTGAGAATTTTGCTGTCTTCTTGTGGCCAGCACCGCCTTTCCCAATTCCAGCCTGCGCTGTCTCCTCAACAAATTCACTTGCAGCCCCACCTCTTGGAATATAGAAACCACCTTCTGCAATATCGTGTCTTGTTCCGAGAGGAACCTCAAGTTCGTTGAGCGTATCCTCTATTGGCTTGAGTCTTCTTCTCACTTCATGAAGGGCGCTATGTTGTTCATTGGTTAAAAATCTATTGTATGCGGGATAATTTGCTGCAACGTCAGCTATCGTAGGGGGTAATTTCATCCCTTGAACAGGGGGCAAATTGGGAATAGTTCCGTTATCTGCAATTTGAAAGGCGTCATCAATAAGGTAATCGACTTCAGACGAAATTGATGCAGCAAGGTTTTCCCCGCTGTCAATTGCTCTTGCTCTTGAGTCTATAGCGTTATCGACAAGATCGTCGTAAACAGAACTATTTCCCCCAACCATTTCGACAAGGTTGGTTAAAATGCTTTCTTTTTTTGTCAGGCTTACTTTTACATCTTTGACATTATAGATGTTTGCCTCGGGTGCCTTGATTGTCTGGACTACCTCGGGAACTGCACCAGGTACGTCATCTCCGTCGCTTCTGCGTAACAACTTTCCTCCAACCCAGCTAACTCCTTTTGGTACACCTTTAAGGCCCCATCCCAACGCCCCTGTAATTCCTTGTCCCAGCAGTGTTTCAGCCCCAAGTGCGGGAATTGTCATTTCATAAATGATCGACTCCGTGGTTCTCATTCCGGGAGTTCTTTCAAAACTTTCGTTCCAGAGATTCTGGCGTTCAAAGTAATCAAGACTTCTGCCAAGTTCATTTTCTCTTTTGGCCAACTGGTTAAGAAAAAATTGTTCATCCTCTTCATCAGCACCAAACAGCCTCTGTGAAATTTGCTCTCTACCGTAGGTTGCGCCTTTCCCGTACTGTTCTGCGGCCGAAAAGACCAACCCTATCGGTGAAGCTTCAATCATTCTGCCCAGACCTGCAAAAGATCTTGCTTTTGACTGGTTGAACTCTGTTGTCGGCGGATATTTGATTCTTCCGTCGGGTGTGTAAAGCATCCCTGCTGCATCGAGTTGTTTCAATTCCGCTGTTGTCGGGTTTCTATGCTTAAAACGGTCGAGATATCCCGGATCTGTAACCCTTTCAGGTATCAGTCCAAAGACAGGGCCTCCGACATCGGTAAGCCAGTTTGATTTTTTGGGCGCGGGGTTTTCAAAATCCTCCGGAAGCTGCGGGAATACGGGTCCCGCAGGGACTGTTTCGGATTCCTCTCCCTCTGCAAGATTGGGATTTTGCCTGAGCCATGCTTCTGCTGTGTGATGTGACATTATGCTCTGCCTCTGGTAATTATCGTTCTACCTCTGGTTCCGGTTCCGCTTCTCAGCCTTCTTCTTCTTTCAGACTCAAGTCGTTTTTGCTCAGCGGTTTGCCTTGCAACGTCGGCTTCCCCTTCTCTTTCAATTCTTTCCTGCTCAAGCCTGAAGAAAGGACTTTGCTCAAAGCGTTTTTCAAATCCCGGAAGTCTTGATTCAAAGAACTGCTGTGAAGTCTGTGCAGGTGTTGTGGCAGCTTGGACCATAAGTTGTTTATGCCCGCCGCCGGTCATGAATTCTTTATCTACTACTCTTGAAGCCTCTGATTCCCGTCTTTCTCTTTGCAATTCTGCCTTAGCAGCGGCATAGTCGGCTTCGGCTGCTGCTACGATTTGCTCGTCAATGTCTCCAAATTCGGTGCCAGCTACTGCAAGATTGGCCTGATAGGTTTTTTCGACGTCCGCCTGTTTTTGTTCGAATTCTGTTATCCATTCGTCATAACCCATATCAAACTGATCACTGATTGCCGCTGAATCCACCTGCGGAACCGAGACATCCCTGTAGGCCTGTTCAAATCCGGGAAGTTTAATTTGATCACTCAGCCACTTTGTAAATTCAGGCCTGTCTAATGCCATTTCCTGTAACTGTGGGATGATTGGTGTCAGGTCGAAATCTTTCGGCTGTGGTGCGGACGGCGCACCCCATGAAGGCATGGCTGGAATGTCGTAATCCTTGCCGTCCCACGTAAAACTTGTCGGGGCCGGTGGAGGTCCCGTCGGATCAATCTGTGCTTTATAACCTTTTTCACTTTGCTGATAAACGGGGAGTGATTCAAAATATCCTTCGTAAAGATCGTTGATTGCCGAACTGCCCTCGACGTCGGTCAGTCCAGCCTTAGCCGACAGTCCTGGAACAACATTATTTTTAAAGTAGGCAATAAATTTGGGATCTGTATCCGCATCGATAATCCCTTTTTCAATTGCCATTGCCATTAATCGGGCCTGACGATTGTTATCGTCAGAAAATTCAAGGCCTGCAACGGCTGCATCGAGATCACCCTCAATCAAACCCATTGCATCTTCGGGACTGTTATTTGCAAAAATATCACGATACCTTTGCCATTCCATATCTGAGACTCTTTTATTATCGACAGGCTGATTATTGATCCACAGAGACCTGTCTTTAAACAGAGCCGTTTTAAGGTCCTTATCAAGAGCCGAATTGTTATCTGCGTATGCAGAGCGGCGAGAAACTTCAGTTTGCTGCTTTGTGAATTCATCGTATGGACTCATGCCTGTTTCGGGGTTAAAGCCCATGAAGCCTTTAACGATATTAAAAGCACTAGTTGTAAACCACTGCTCGGGAGTCATATTGGTCTGATGCGCCTCATCTTTACCGGCAGGTGTAATTTCTCCGTTTTTAATGAAACTATCTTTAAACTCCTTGATCTGATCCCTGATCAGCCGGTTCGTTTCTCCGTGTCCGCTTTTCTCGTATTTATTAAAGGGTTCATTAGTATTGGGATTTAAATAAGTGCTGGGGTTTTCAACTCCACCCGCATCGCCGATCCATCCAAAGACAGTTTTATTGAGGTATTCGGCATCGGAATCAAACTTTTCAATATCGACAGGTGTCTGTTCAAAAAGAATTTCCGGTACATCGAAAAAGGCAGGACCTTCTTTTTCTGCTTCGCCGGAAAGAAACTGCCCGAAGTCGCCTTTGTTCGTTCTTGTCCCGTCGAAATAATCAAGGAAATAATCACCGGTTACCTGGTTATATACAGAATCAAAAGCGTTTTCGATATTCTGTCTGTGGCGTAAAAGATCGGTGACAGCAGCGTATTCAAGGCTTGATTCGTCTTCGTATTCAAGTGTCGAAAAATATTCCAGCCGGTTTTCAAGATCCTTCATTTTCTTTGTGCCAAGAAGGGTTATGACCAGAGGCTCGGAAATGTTTCCGTTTTTAGCTCCCTGCAAAAGAACCGGTTCCATCATGTGTTCAACGAGAGGCATAGTCGGGTCCACCCTGAGCTGATTGCCTTTTGCGTTCAGAACCCTGTTCAGAATATTCTTTGATACGCTGTCTGTTGCCTGATCAAAAATATTCGCTTCAAAAACGAGTTTTCCTGCCTCTTCGTCAATCGAAACACCAAGATACATATTTTTAAGAACGTCATTCTTCGTTGCTTCCCTGAGAGTCAGCCCGCTTTCCATGAGCATATCGCCGTTGAGCGTTGTTGAATTTTCGATCTGGGAAATGACCTGATCGGTCGTCTGATCCCATAATAACCTCACCGTGCCTTCATCAAACTGGCGTGGCTTTGTTATCAGACCCGCACGTTTCATGCCTGCTTTCTCGGCTTCTTCGTCGTCGAAAAATCCATTTGCTTTCATTCTTTCGACAGCTTCAGGGTCTTTTACCTGATCCATACCGTAATCAATAGCGTCGTCTTCCTCAAGTTCCTCTTCGCCGATCTCTGCCTTAACGTAGGCCATGTTGGCGAAATTCAATATTTCGAGAATTTCCTTAACACGCCTGTTTTCTATAAAGGCAGGAGAAGCCGTGTAAACGGGAGTCTCCAATTGTCTTTCCCATTGCATTTCAGGTATTTCAGGTGGCATCACGGTCTCCTGAATTCATCGATCGAAAGATTGTTTTTAGCAAGCATTTTTTCAAGAAGCGCCTGACTTTCACCGGCAGGAGAAATTCTCGGAGTCCGGTTTTCTTTTTTGGCCGACTCCTTAACCAAAAGTTTATATTCATCTATAACGCTTGTAATAGCTTCTGTGACTGGGTTTTTACTGGGCAAGGTTAATCCTCGGTGGTGTTACTGTGTCAGGTGTAAGCGGAGTATTTAAATCAGGCATAGCTGGAGCGGGCCCACCTGGCATCTGAGGCTGCATACCCTGTTGACGCTGTGCGATTTCGCTCATGGCAGTTTCCTGATTTTCTTCGTCAACTAGTCCCATCTGCTGTGCGATGGTCTGTTCGATTCTTTCCCTGACCGATGGTAGTTGCCTGATACCTTCTTCAATCAGTCTCTGTCTTATCTCGGTTCCGTTTTCGTATCCTGCGGCCTCGTAATATGTCTGCGGATCGATCAGGCCCGCACCGAATTCGCTCATTGCGACCTGTCTGTTCTGCATCTCCATAACGGGTTCTGCGTGAGGGAATGCGACCTGAACGCCGTAGACGCTGTGGACCTGTGCCTTTCTTAGAAGTTTCCCGTTGGCACCGATTCCGCCTGAGAGTTCAGATACGTTATCGACGAGCTGGAGAATTCTTCCGCCGACTATCGATGCCATGTGTTCTCTCTGCATGGCGAGACCTGAGAATATCCTCATACCCGCGGTGTTTAAAATAGCCTGCTGGCCGACAGTTGTAACGCCTGCCTGCCTCTGTCCTGCGAGCGCCGATGAATACGTTCCGAGTTCGAGCGTATTATCGGTACCTGCCCTCACGTTCTGCATCCATCCTGGAATATCTCCTGTGTTCATGACCCAGTAGTCCTGCGGGTCTCCTTCAAGGATTCCCTCGTTCTGGATTGCCTGAGCGAGAGTCATCGGATCGCGTGATGTTCCCATCGGTGCGAATGCAGTCCTTAAAAGCATCTGGTGTGATGCCGAAATTTCCTGCGTTCTTTTCCTGATGGTCTCTTTGTTCGGAGTCAGTATTCCCTGTGCAAAGTTATAGGGATCTCCGCCCGCATCTGCGATATCCATTCCTGAAAGTCCTGCGAAAGCGTGTACAAAAGGAACGAATCCCCACGTATTTCTCTCCATGTAGATGGGAGTTGCGGCTTTTGAGCTTGGCGAACCGTAAGTTGGCTTGGGATTAGCAAGCATTTTAACGTGCCAGTACGGAGTCCAATAGTCCCAGACCTCTATTTCGTCCCACGGATCGCAGTCATCCATCTCAAAAATCTCTGCGTACTTTCTTCTCTGCGTTCTTTTCTTCATAACCGACTGTTCATGAAGGTCCTGCGCTGTCATCTTCGATGCCTTGATGGCGATCTGCGGAATTTTCTCCGTAGGATTCATCAGAACTGTCGAAGGGTGAGGAACCCTGATACGGATCGGGTTAAACTCCCTGCTTTGAGCGCGGTAAATTGCATTTTCCTGCTCGTAAGCATCGTCATCTTCAAAGTTTTCACGCTTTGGTGCTGCCGGTTTCTCTGATAATCCGGTTAAAACGGGGGCTTCAATGACTCCGTAGCCGTGAGCCACAAGATATTGTGCGACCATTTTCCACGGAAGGTTGGGTTCGTGCAGTGCGGCGTTCTCCATTACGGCTTTTAGGCCGTGTTCGAGTGCGGTTGCATCGAGTTTATGCTGTTCGGTATCGCCGACAGGCTCCCTGTGGATTCTCGGTGAGAAGCTCATTAGTGTTGCGACGGCGTGATCTACCAGGTGCGTCGGTGTCGAGTCGTAAAAAACGGGCCTTCCCTGGTAATTTGCGTTCCATACGCGGAATTTCCTCTGGTAGTACGCATCGTTATCGCGGAATTCCTCGTGCGCCCTTGACCAGAGTTCGGTCATCTTTGAATGAAATCGTGTTATCTGTTCTGCTTCGGGCCTTTCCCTTAAATCAGCCATAAATATTTCCTATGCAAACGCCGGTAGGCGGATAATTTTTCCGTGGCTCTGTATGCCCCTGTTCTTTTTACACATGAGTGCGATGCCAAGTGCCATGACGTAATCGTCGTGAGCGCCGCCCATCGCCTGCGGTTTTTCGCCCGGAGCTGCAATGATCGTTGAGAATTCATCGAGTCCCTGTTTGTTGGGAATCGTTAAGTGTCCGTCATTGAAAGTCTGGCGAAGTTCGTCAAAAAGGTTCTGGCGGCTCATCCGGTCGGTTCGCCACCCGTGTTCGCGCCGTGCGGTCTTTCCCCGACCGACGGTTCTTCTGTAGAGTTTCGGATAGTTTTCGTCACGCGCTACCGTGAGAACGGTATCCGAAAAGTTATTTTCAATTGCCCAGTCCGGATTGTCATATACCTCGAGCATATTCATCGATGCCACCGAAAAGTCCTCGGGGGCAAGTGCGTTCGTCACAAGGTCAGCAACGACGTACCCCGAGTTTACATCGAGAATTACGGTCACCGAGTAATCAAGACCCACACCGGAGGCAACGTCAGTTCCTGCAACGTACCTTCTTCCGACCCGTGGCTCCTGGTATATATTAGCGGGTCCCACCTGCCTGATAGGCGCCTTACATTCCTCTGCCATTCCTATAATCATGTCTCGGTCAAATATGCTTTGTGCTTTCGGGGGTGCGAGCGCTTCTGTTTCCTCGCCGGGATACTCCTGCTCCATGTACTGTTCGGGACTCATTCCCTCAAGATCGAGTACCGGAACCGAATCTTTTGTTCTGTCGTACCACTTTTCATCTCTTCCGGGCCTTGCGTGCCACGGAACAAAGAGAGTTTTCCACCCGTTGTCGGGAGCTGCGCGGTAGAGTTCCTTAAACAGCGAACTCATTTCCCTTTTATTTGACGTTGATCCCATGATCATCTGGCCGCCGCCGTCAATCGTGGGCTTTACCGCCGTGTAATTCTGTGCGTGGTACTCATGAAAGTCCGCCTCGTCCTGTATAACGACCGATGCCGTCTCTGATCTTCCCGCATCTTCCGTAGAAGGAAGGGCTAATACCTTTGAATCGCGGTTCGGTATACCTATCTCACTCCTTGAATCGGGGGATAGCGGAGCCTGCCAGTCCTCGGGCAGGTTCTTGAGTATGAAGCGTACTTTGTCAAGAAGTGAGAAGGCCTCAGTCTGTCCCTTTGAAATCATCAGGACATTAGTCCCGTGATTAAACGTAAGAAGCCATGCCGCATACGCAGCACACGTCCATGAAAAACCAAGCTGCCTTGCCTTTAATACCGAAACAAGACGGTTATCAACTATCGCATTTGCAAGATCAACGATGTAATCCCATTTCTGAAAAGGTACCGCACCACCAGAGCGCCCTGAATGTATCTGCGCCCTTTCGAGAATCTTCACATGATCAAGGAAATCAGGTTCCTCTCCAGACGAAATGAAATTTCTTCGGGCGAATTCCTTTTTAATTCTCCGAACTGCTTCCTTCCTGTGAGATTCCGGTATTGCAACCACTACTTGCCTTTCTTGGACTTTCGGGGCTTCATGGGTTTTTTCTTGCCGTAACCAATACCTTTAGGCATTTCTTCCTCCTGAGAACTCGGTGGAAAACGATAGGGGAGATATGATTGTGCGAGGTGCATCAAACCCAATACATATCCCCTAATTTAAAATAGCAAAATAAAGCGGTCGTTTCAACCACCATAAACAAAAAACAACAGCAAGAAAGAAAGAAGCAAAGAAAGAATACCCATATATATATTAAAAATATATATGGGTAAATTCATTAATATAAATACTAAGATACCTCCCCTCCCCATAAGACTCCGTCCAGGCTTTTATGGCCTTACCGTCATCTTCTATGACACCCCTAAAAGAAACACACAGATCCTAAAGCAAAGGAGCTGGGGTAGCAGATACCGAATAGTCACAAAAACGGTTGGGAGATGTACCCACTCCGGAACGCGCGTGCGGGCGGGCCGCGGGTTGGGTGCGCGGGCTGCGGGCGTGACACCCCTGCGCGTCTTTATTCCAGGCGCACACGTGCCTATATTATTTTTAGCGCTTGCGCTTTCCTTTGGCTGCCTCGGTGGTCTGAATGTTTTGCTGCTGCTGTTGATTCAGAGAAATAATACAGCGTTGAAATTCGCAGTATGTCCGCGGCTAATCGTCCTCTATGTGCTGGTACTCTGCCTCTATTGCGCCGCTGTTGGCGCTGTTCAAGGCGTCAAGTAGCGCGCCGCTATCTAGCGCTTGAAGTGTCGCGTCGATGTTTATCTGCTGGTTTATCTCGCGCTTGTCGATCCACAATCCAGCTATGTGAGCTAACGAGTCGAGAGCTTGCCTTGCTGCCGACAGTTGCCGGTGTTCTTTGCCTAGCGCTACCAATTCGAGGTATTGATTAATCAAGAAATCCCTATCAATATCTTGTTTTCGCTGCGTAATTGTTAAGTTTTGTTGCTGAACCTTGACAAGATAATCACGCACCTTGTCATTCCTTAACAATCTAGACGCGCTACTGTTGATGTGCGCTTCACTTTGGGTGCTGCCGTACGCTTCACGATAGGCCCTTGTAGCATTGCGCCCGTTGTCAAGGTACACATCGCAAAACAACAACTGTTTTTCGTTTAGATCGTGTTTTATTTCAGCCATTTTTTTACTCCTGATTTATTCCTAAAGTTTAGCATTAATGGCGGCTGAATCTACCACCAAAGCATAAATAGGTGTTGACATATGGTGACGTATCAATTAAGATTGTGGGAAATAAAAACAAGTTTAAGAGGTGCAACGATGACAAAAGACAAGAAATACTATCAGTCAATTTGTGAGCATGATTTTGAATTAGAAACCATGTTTGGTGAGATGACATATGAGACTTGCAAAATCTGCAACTTAAACGTGTCGCGGAAATTAAAGGTTGGTAATTAATATGGCTAGAAAATCATTAAAAGAATGGCTAGCGCTAGAAATTAGGCCATGCCGCAAGTGTTTAGCCAATATATCAAATAATTGGCGCTATGGACGGCAACAAAGCGCCAACGATTACAAACTTTGTAAATGTTGCGCAAATGGCATTTGTACGGGATGGCAATGTTTTTGTAATTCGTACCAACAATAAATAAATAAATAAAACGTACCTAGTCGGAACGGTAATTCCGACTAGGTACTAATCACAAAAAACAGAGGTGCTGTTTCTTATGACTACCGCAACAATACCATTAATCCAACAATCCGATCCACCTAAGATTAGCTATTTGCTAACAGTCGGAAGCGATGCAAAGACAGTCAAGGGTGAAAAGTTAGGCTTTTTGACTGGTATCCAATACCTTGCACCATCGACAGTATCGGGAATAGTTAATCTATGCCCTAAAGCTAGCGAAGGATGCAAAATAGCGTGCCTAAATACTGCCGGTCGTGCATCTTTTGATACTCAAATTGAGATCGCAAGGATCAATAAAACAATTTGGTTTGTCAGATATAAGCCTCAGTATTGGCAGAAATTAGTAGCCAACATTAAAAGCCTAATCCGAAAAGCTGACAGAGAAGGATTAACTCCAGTCATTAGGTTAAATGGAACGTCAGATATTTTGTGGGAACGGGCAAAAATTAAAGGAACAGAATTTGACGGCATGACAATCTTTGAGGCATTCCCCGAAATTCAATTTTATGACTACACAAAGTACACATATTCGGAACGTGCAAACCTTCCAAATAACTATCACCTGACATATTCATTTAGTGAAGATACAACGCCCGAAATACTAGCTGACAACCTGGAAAATGGGCGCAATGTCGCGATTGTCTTTAATGTTTGCAAGCTAGGGAATAAAGGCAAATGTCATACAAAGTGTAAATGCGCATTACCTGAAAGCTGGAATGGATACAGGGTTATTTCTGGTGATGATTCAGACATTAGATTCCTTGATGATCAAGGCGTGATTGTAGGTCTACACGCTAAAGGTGACGCCCGAACTGATGATAGCGGGTTTGTAGTAAAGGCGTAATAAATAAATTGGTGGGGTGCGCATACCTAACACGCATTAAAGGAATAAAACAATGACAGACATAGCTACATATAACGTATGTGAAAAACACCGACTCGGTCGCGGTTGCGCGGATCATTGCCACATTATGAATGACTGTGACCCATGCTATGCGGTAATGGAAAACACCGCGGAAATAATGCTGCGCAAAGCTAGAGAATACAGGCGCACCGATTGCGGG